GAAAGTGAGAAAAACAAAAATAGCTGATAATGGAGGAGAACTACAATCTGGTTTATTCCTTCCTCATTCTGATTGGGAATCTCCATTAATTAGTGATTTACCTTCTTGGGCTGGTGCAAAGAGAATTGCTTTGGATTGTGAAACTCGTGATAATCAATTAAAAGAACTTGGCCCTGGCCCTCGTCGTTGTGGTTATACTACTGGATGGGCGTTCGCCATTGAAGGTGGCTCAAAGCATTATCTTCCAATTCGCCATGAAGGCGGGGATAATCTACCAGAACAAGAAGTTCTAAGATATCTGCGAGATAATATCGCAAATTTCCGTGGGGACATTGTAGGGGCAAATTTATCCTATGATATTGACTATGCGAAAAAAGATGGGATTACGTTTCATCCTGATGCTAAATTTAGGGATATTCAGATTGCAGATCCAATAATAAATGAGCTCCATTTTAGTTATAGTCTTAAAAATATTGGGGACAGGTGGAGTGTTCAAGGGAAAGATAAATCTTTGCTTTGTGATGCTGCAATTGCTATGGGAGTTGATCCAGCAAAAGGAATGTGGAGGTTGCCAGCACGTTTTGTCGGTGCATATGCAGAAAATGACGTTTCCGCACCTTTGGAAATCTATGCAAAACAGCGGGATGTTTTGGATAAGCTGGATTTATGGCAGGTATTTAACCTTGAAACTGATGTTCTTCCTGTTCTTGTTCGTATGCGGCAACGTGGTGTTAAAATTGATTTTGATAAGCTTGATAGTATTGAAAAACAGGCCTTATTAGAGGAAAAGAAAGCATTGGATTTTATTAAAGATAAAACAGATGTAACAATTGATGTTGGGAATGTCTGGAAGTCCTCCATTCTTGCACCAGCACTACATGCATTAGGGATTAAATTAGCAAAAACATCAACTGGCGCACATCAGATTGATGCTAACTTTCTTGTGGGCTTAAATCATCCAGTTGCTACCGCTATATTGAATGCAAGAAAGGCAAATAAAATCAGAACAACATTTGCATCATCTATTAGAAGATATTCAGTCAATGAACGAATTCATTGTTCATTTAACCAAATTGCAAGAGAAACAGAAGCGGGTTCACAAAAAGGTGTTAGATTCGGTCGTCTTTCATGTACTGACCCAAATTTACAGCAACAATATTCCCCTGATCGTGTTGGCCCAAATGATCTACATTTAATTAGTCAATGGAGAAATATATTTATTCCAGAGGATGGCTGTTTATGGGGTGTTAATGATTATAGCCAACAAGAGCCCCGCTGGACAACTCACTTTGCAGCTGTCCTAGGATTGCCCAAAGGGGGGGAAGCTGCAAAACGATATAGGGATGATCCTACAACGGATAACCACGATATGATGACTCGTTTAATTCATGGAGATCAACAAGTCGATGAATGGTTAGCAACAAACATAAGTACCTACAAGAAGAATAGAGGGTATGCAAAGAATGTTTTCCTTGGGAAATGTTATGGAGAAGGGGATGCAGCATTATGCAGGGATTTAGGCCTTCCCACTTGTTGGGCACATGTTAATGGAAGATCTATAACATATTATAATACTCAAGAAGATGCATGCTATGAACAAACTCTTTATGGAAGTGGTTATGTTAGGGAGGCAGCAGGAAAGAAAGGGCAAGAAATTATTAATGGTTTTGATAATGAAGTACCTTTTGTGAAGTTACTTGCATACAAAGCTAAACAGAGAGCTGAGAAAGTTGGATATGTCAAAACCATAATGGGGAGACATTTGCATTTTCCAAAAAACGAGGAAGGGAGATATATTTTTACACATAAAGCATTAAACAGAATTATACAGGGTTCATCTGCGGATCAAACAAAAAAAGCTCTTGTCGATTTGGACAAAGCAGGTCATTTCATTCAGCTACAAGTTCATGATGAAATTGACGGATCATTTGAGACGGAGGATGAGGCAAAAGAAGTAGGAAGAATTATGCGAGAGTCAATTTTAGAAGTTGCCTCTCCGCTTGTTCCTTTTTGTGTTGATACTGAGGTAGGCCCTTCTTGGGGTGAAATTAAAGGAATATAATATGAAACATGTAATGATTGATTTAGAAACTTACGGCACATCCCCCGGATGTGTTTTACGTTCTCTTGGTGCAGTAGAATTCTGCCCTGATCTTGGTATTGGAAAAGAATTCTATTGTAATTTTCAGTATGAAGATCAACAAACTAAAGGTGCTTTTATTCATCTTGACACAAAGACTTGGTGGGAAAAACAAAGCCAAAAAGCCCAAGATGACCTTTTAATTGATCAAAAACCTTTCTATTCGGCAATTAAAGAATTCTGTGCATTTTTTAAGGGTACCTATGTATGGTCGCAGGGATCTACCTTTGATATTTCGATATTGGAACACTCTATGAGTTTGTTTCATATCAAGCCACCTTGGAAGTTTTGGGATATTCGGGATACCAGAACGGCTTATCACATGGCAAAGTTTGATACAAGATCTATCAAAAGGCAAGGCACGTATCATAATGCATTGGATGATGCAAAACATCAAGCATCATGCGTTATTGAAAGTTATAGGAAGTTAAAGTCATGATTCTATCTGCACAATCGATCTCTGACCTTTGTAAAGGGAACATGCCTTTACTTTCCCCTTTTTATGAAAGAACAGAAAAGGATGGAACTACCTTTGGGCTATCACCTGCAGGTTATGATGTTCGTGTTGAATTTCGTACAGGGGATAGATGTATTATGTCTAAGGGTTCTTTTCTTCTTGCATCAACCATGGAAAAGTTTCACATACCAAATGATGTAATGGGAATTGTCCATGATAAATCTTCTTGGGCTCGACTTGGGCTTACCGTTCAGAATACTGTGATTGAGCCTGGGTGGTTTGGCTATCTCACTTTAGAACTTATTAATCACGGCCCAAAGAAGATTACTATTATGGCAGGATGTGGAATAGCACAAATTGTTTTTCACAAGCTTGATAAGAGAACTATTCATCCTTATGCAGGTAAGTATCAAGGACAATCAAGAGGTCCACATGGCAGAATCTGATATGCGGCAGAAACTAGTAAAAGCGTTAGTTTCTTTTGATGCTGTTCCCGTTGAGAACAAACTAAGATCAGGTCATCCAGATATTAATGCGATTGGGTTTGATATTGAATGTAAATGGAAGAAATTCTGGCCGGATAATTGCGATACTAATCCAGTTGAATTTAAGCATCCTTTATCTTTGGCTCAAGGGTATTGGCTTCGTCGTAGGTGGAATAAAGGAGGATATACATTTGTAGCAGCTCAAGTTTCGAAAGAATGGTTTTTCTTTAGTGGTGAAACATCTAAAGATTTATTTGGTAAAATGACAAGACCAGAAATGAAAGACAATGCATTATTTCATAGTGTTAACTTTAACAAGGAAGGATTAATAACATGGCTAAACTCACTTTGTCGCAAGGAGAGCAACTAATTATTTTCCGTAGGAGAAATAACATTACGCAAGATGAGATGGCGAATTCTTATGAGCTTGATAGAAATACTTATGGAAGAATTGAAAGAGATGTTGAGAGAAATCCAAGGATTGATATTAAAATTTCTGATATAGAAAATTTTGAAATTTGCTTCATCTTTCGTAGGCGTAGTGGTCTTACTCAGGCGGAATGTGCTGCAAAAATAGGGATATCTCGCGTTTGGCTTCATGAGATGGAAACAGGTCAAAGTAATTGTAAACGACTTTTAACTTATTGGAGAATATAATGGTTAGATCAAGTTTAGAATTTTTACAGAAATGGAGTCCAAGTGGTCCTTGGATTCTTACATGTGTTGATGTAAACAAAAAGGGCATTGAAACAAGAACATTCAAAGTTGGGGAGGAGGAACAGTTAACTAAATGGGTTGATTATCATAACGGGACTAGAAATCTTTATTTTCATGTCAATCCCGTATTGAGGGAGCTAACAACAAAGGCAAAAAAAGAAGAGATTAAAGCGGGTAATTGGCTTCATGTTGATATAGATCCACTTCCTGATACGGATTTAGTTCTTGAGAGGGAGAGGATTCTTTCTCTTTTAAAGCAAAAACTGCCAAAAGGGATTCCAACACCTACAGTTATCATTGCAAGTGGAGGAGGTTACCAAGCATTCTGGAGGCTTAGAGAACCCGTTGAGATTGACGGGGATTTACTCAAGGCAGAAGAATTCGAGCGTTACAATAGACATTTAGAAATGGTATTTGGTGGGGATCATTGTCATAATGTTGATCGCATTATGCGATTACCATGGACAATGAATATTCCTGATAAAAGAAAGATTGAGGCAGGTAGAAAAGAGACTAAAGCCTTATGTTTTGAATTTAATACCCACGCTTATTCACTTGATAACTTTAAAAAAGCTGGAAAAGTTCAAATAGGCACTGGATTATCAGATAATCCACAATATTCCGTTAAAATATCAGGAAATATCAAACGGGTTGATGATCTTGATGACTTAGATATTCCAAATAGTCTTAAAGTAATAATAGCCCAAGGATCCGATCCAGATAAGATAAAGGAAGGAGATAACTCACGTTCTGCTTGGCTTTTTGATTGTGTTTGTAACTTAATTCGCAATAACATTCATGATGATATAATTTATTCATTAATTACTGATCCTGCTTGGGGTATTTCACATAGTGTTGTTGGCTCTAAATCCCCTCATGACTATGCAATACGACAAATTTCACGTGCTAAACAAAATGTTCAAGATCCAATTCTTGAAAGACTTAATGCGAATCATGCTGTTATTACGAATATAGCTGGGAAATGCAGGATTATTGAAGAGTTAAGAGATTATAGTTCAGATGAAGAAAGTCGATCAATTTTAACATTTTCAACATTTGAAGATTTTCGAAATAGGTATTCAAATGAATTTGTAGGGATATGGATTGATGGAAAACCAAAATCAATCTCTATTGGGAAATATTGGCTCGCACATAAAAACCGCAGGCAATATCTTTCAATTGAATTTATGCCCAAAGGGGATAAACCAGATATTTATAATTTATGGCAGGGGTTTACAGTTCAGCCAAAAGCGGGGGATTGTTCGTTATTCCTAGATCATATTCTTGAGAATGTTTGTTCTGGAAATGATAAGCATTACGAGTATTTAATAAATTGGCTTGCCAGGGTGATTCAATACCCTGCAACACAAGGAGAAGTAGCTGTTGTTCTTAAAGGTGATAAGGGAGTTGGGAAATCCATTGTTCCTCGCATCTTTGGAAAACTCTTGGGCCGTCATTATCTTCATATTGCAAATTCTGAACATCTTGTTGGAAAGTTTAACGCCCATCTTCGGGATGTTGTTTGTTTATTTGCGGATGAAGCCTTCTTTGCTGGTGATAAAAAAAACGAGCCTGTTTTAAAAATGCTTATCACAGAGAGTAGAATACCTATTGAGCAAAAAGGTATTGATGCTATTAGTTCTCCAAATTATATTCATTTAATCATGGCGTCTAATGAAGATCATGTCATTCGTGCAACTGGAAAAGAGCGCCGTTATTTTGTTCTGCAAGTAAGTCAAGCGAAACAACAAGACATGCATTATTTTGGGGATATTTTCAAACAAATGGAGAAAGAAGGAGGCCTGCAAGCCTTATTGGATCATCTACAAAACATTGATCTTAAAGATTTTGACGTTAGAGCGGTACCACAAACATCAGCTCTTAAAGATCAAAAATCACAATCTCTAACACCTATTGAGGATTGGTGGTATCAGAAACTCAAAGAAGGGTGGATATTAGAGAACAACAAAGAATGGAAACATATGGTTGTTAGTTCTGATTTAGTTATGGATTACATTAAATACGCTAATAAATGGCAGGTAGCAAGAAGGGGGAATGAAACAATAATGGCTGCTTTTATAAAAAGATATGTTCCGCATTCCGTTAAAAAACAAATTACACTAAAAGAAAACGAAGTTACTGGACAACCAAAAACGAGAGCTTATGTTACACATCTTGGTACGTTACAGCAATGTAGAAAAGCTTGGATAGTAATTCAAGGAGAAACTGCCTGGGATTTAGGCCTTCAAGGAGAATTCTAATGTTATTCTATTTTGCTTTATCCACTCTTATTGGTGAGTGTGTAGTTAGAATGGATAAGAAGAGAAACGCCCAAACAAACGCAATAGAATATATTTCTATCATTTTGTTTGGGCCGATCTTTCTAATTATAGCTATATTTTTAAAAAAACATAAGTGAGATCATTGGTGAAAAAAACACATATATACATAATAGGTATATACATAGTTTTAAAATAGTTTTAAGTGGTTTATCTTTTTTACGTTTTTTTTTTTCTTATTTAATAGTTTATAATCATCAATATGAAACATGCTACCACTCCTTGTTTAAGTTGGTTTAATGTAACATGCTTTTGATGCAAATGCAAACTAATTATCCAGAGTCCTCATGACGTCACGATGTTTATTTTTAATTGCATAATCTAATGCTGTATATCCTTCATCACTTTGGCATGTTTGGTCTGCATCTTTGGCCAATAATAAATTTACTATATCCAAAAATCCCTCTTTACATGCAAAATGGAGTGGTGTTCTTTCATGGGAATCTTTTAGATTACAATCAGAATTATAAATCAGTAATAACCTTACAATCTCAGTATTATTCAAAACGCAAGCTCTATGAAGAGGTGAATACCCATATAGATCTTTTGCACTACAATTAGAGCCATTTCTCAACAACACTTTGACACTTTTTACATTCTGCCCAAGGCAAGCAGAATGGAGTGCTGTATTGCCATTGCAATCTGGTATTTCTAAATTAGCTTTACGTGAGATCAGCTCTTGCATAACTTCTATATGCCCAAAATAAGCAGCATAATGCATGGGAGTTTCTCCATCATCGTCTTGGGCATTTATTTTTGAGCCACTTCGGATAAATTCCAAGACTAGTTCTATATTTCCATTTGAGCAATAAAAATGCAAAGGAGTAAATCCCTCGAGTGTAATAGGATTTTTTGTACAAAAAGGGCGACTTTGTGCTTCTGCTTTACTGAATAATTGTTCAGTTGTTATCGTTGGATGTGGTAGATCATTTATTAAATCATATACTTTAACATGATCTTTTTTTTCATAGTTTTTTGGAATTGGTTCTGGCGGGTAGTAAACTGGCAGGCTTTGTTTTTTATGAATTGAAAACATATTATTTATTTCTCCTTTTGTAAATATTCCCCCCATCCTGCCAACGAGAAGCCAACAATGCAAGA